CTGATGGATGGCATCAGCATGGTGCGTCTCATCGATTGGATGGGCAGCTCTTTGGATATCGTCTGCGATGCCCGCCAGAGCTTTGGCCAGACCAGTAGCAAATGGTCCGAAAAGGACCAGAAGCTTCTGAACTATCTCGTGCAACACAAACACACCAGTCCATTTCGTGGCGTGGTCACCAAATGGCAAGTGAAAGCTCCGCTGTATGTTTGTCGGCAATGGTGGAAGCATGTAATTGGTGGCACGTTTGCCAATGACACGCTCGGGTGGAACGAGAAAAGCTTTCGCTACTGCGAAGCAGACGATGACACTTACTACATGCCTCGTGAGTTCAGGCAGCAAAGCCCCAGCAACAAACAGGCCTCTAGTGGGCCACTAGAGCCCACGACGAACCAGATGGCAATGCTTGAATATGCCAAGGCCTTAGAGCAGGCTAAACAGGCTTACAGGGCGCTTCTGACGTTCGGCGTGAGCAAAGAGCAGGCACGAGGCATTCTCCCAACGAGCGTCTACACCTCCTTCACTTGGACCTGCAGCTTGCAAGCGCTCCTCCATTTCATCTCCTTGCGAGATGAAGCTGGCAGTCAATGGGAGATTCAGGCCTATGCTCAAGCCTTGAGCACGCTCGCTCGTCCATTGTTCAAGGAAGCTTTTGAAGCTTTCGACCTTCACCAATCCTCGTTCTAATCATGCACGATCCAGTTAATCACCCCCGTCACTACGCAAAGAATGGCGGCATTGAATGCATTGAGGCCATTGAGGCTTCAATGGATACAGACGACTTTCGTGGCTTTCTCAAAGGTAATGTTATTAAATATATGTGGCGCTACGAAGATAAGAATGGTTTAGAAGATTTAAAGAAAGCTGGCTGGTATCTTGATCTTCTTATTTTCTCCATGGAGAATGAACCGGAGCAGCACCCAGTAGAAGCTTTCGATGATCCTTCTATTGAATGTAAAGATGGCGTTTGCCCCATTCCCGGTATTCGCTTTGACCTTCCCGGTAGGCAAGTCACGTTTGAACCAATTCAAGATTAAGCAGCAGTAGCGCAAAGGCCCCATAAGGGGCCTTTTTCATGCTCAATTTTCTCATGAATGGGCAAAGCAAGCCCTTTCTTCTCGCACCATTGCTCCAGATCCTTCTGATCAGTGTGGGCGCTAATAAAGCTATTGCAATACACCCATGCCATCACCAGTTCTTCACGCCTCTCGCTCCAGAAAGGTTGCACTCTCCACCACTCAAGAATGGGGGAGTTGCCCTTGTGAAGATTGCAGCTTTGGCACGCTGGAAGCATGTTCCACTTACTGAAATGAGGACCGCCTTTACTCTTCGGGACAATGTGATCAATCGTCAGCTTTTCTTTCCATTCCCCGCAGTAAGCACAGGCGCATTGACCAAACGGCCCCCTCAGAAAATAGTCTTCAAAAATGCTCTTACGAAATCTACGTTTTGCGTCACCAGGGCGAAGTTCAATGAGAGAATGCAACAGCTCATCGGGACCATTCGCTCTAAGCATGGCACTATTAAATTGTCGTGACCACAATCTAACGCGAAACATTTGCCCGTGAATTTTGTAGAATATTTTTATTGACTGATGGCTATGGACAGTTTCAAGGACGGCCTTGCAAATTTTGTAGCCACCATCACGGCTGGCATGCTCCTGTCAACTGGCGCCATGCTTATCGCAGTGGGCACTCAACAGGCAAGAGTGGCCGTACAAATTGAAACTGTCACAGAAAAACTCAGCACTCTCACTGACAAGATGGGAGAAATGGAAAGCAGAGTGCGGAATTTGGAGATTGAGCGCTAGGCTATTTACATAATTCCCTTGCATTGTTCATCATGAGCGGCGCAGAATGGTTTGTGATTGGTGGCATTCTTATTGCTGCTGCTGATCAAATTCTTGATCGTTCCCCTTGGAAAAGCAATAACGTGCTCCAGCTTCTGCTGGAAGGCCTGAAGACTATCTTCCGCGTGAAAGGCTAAGACCGTGTGGTCTTCTAATCGAGCGTTCTGGGACGAATGCTTCCAGCTCGCTCGCCAGTACGGTGCTCGCTATCCCGAGCTTGCCGCTGCACAATGCTGCCTTGAAAGCGGCTTTGGAAAGCATACGTCTGGCCGCCATAACTACCTAGGCATCAAGGGTGATGGCACCACCACTTCCACGCAGGAATGGTACGACGGTCAGTGGGTGACCATTAAAGCTGGCTTTCTTGATTTCCCTAGTCTCGCTGCATGCATTGAATACTTAGTCACTCGATGGTATAAGGATTATCGCCACTTTAAAGGCGTTAATCATGCGCCAAATCGTTACGCTGCGGCTCGCATGCTTAAAGAACAATCGTATGCCACTGATCCCGCCTATCCTTCAAAATTATCAGGATTAATGAAGGAATATGCTCCAGAATCTACGAAAACAATCATGATTGGTCCCAAGAAACGTCCGCAAGATTTTGGTTTCAAGAAAGGTGATTCACATTTGATTGTGAATGATGCGGTTGAAACCATGAAGGCTTTCTCTTTTGAAGGAAAGCTTCTCTGGGAAATCCCTTGCCTTGCTCGCGGTCAATATAGTGATTTTGAATGGAAGATTACAAATTCAGACACGCCTCCTGGTCTATATAAAATTGGCGCCATTTATAAAGACTATGAGAAAGTAGGCGACAAACCTGCTTATGATCGCACTCTCATGGCTTATGGCTGGTATAGCTTCGACATGGTGGAGCTAGAAAACCAAGAGGCAGGCAATGGTAGGGCAGGAATCATGGTGCATGGTGGCGGCTCTGCAAATGGCTGGCCTGGTGCATGGGCTCCCAAGCAACCACTAGTTCCCACCCATGGTTGTGTGCGTTGTCACAATGTTGATCTTCGCGATAAGATTCTGCCCCTCGCCAAAACTGGCGCAATCTTTATTTCCGTGCTTCAAGAAGGCTAGTCATTCGCCATTCGCAAATAGCAAATGAGCAAGCAATCCTGGTTTAATGCTTTCTGTTATGAACTAGGCTTATGGGTCGCTGAAAAGCGGCCCTCTCTCGCTTTGCAACCATGGTTCAAAATGCTCATGGCTTATTGCAGGCCAGATTGGGCAGAATGGAAGACGAAAATTGTTATGGAGAAAGTAGACGAGCAAGCTGCAACTCTCGTCAAACAATGGGAAAAAGAAGAGAGAGAAACAAAGGCAAATGCATTGGCAGAGAAAGCTCGCTCTCTTTATCCAGAAGCCAAGGTTACCCCTCTTCCTAATGCCATTGTTCCGTCAGTTCTCATTGAACAAGCCCCGCCAGCGGACGCTAGCGAGGCCGTAAAGGCGCTAGGAGGGGAATTGCGGATTACGTACCAGCTTCCCAATTCAGAAGCGCCCTGAGGCGCTTCCACTTAGCCAGTTCTTTTTCGTGGTAGTCTTCCCAGGTAGCAATAGCTTCCCTTAATCCTTGAATGGCGACAGCGGGATCATCGTCAACGAGAAGCTCTTGAAGAGCATCAGAGATGTGATCCACTTGCTGCTTGTACCACTGGTCCTTAAAGGAATCCATGGAAGAAAAGTCAAGAGCCCTTAATTTAGCTGGTCAAACCACTTCCACCCAGCCAATCATGCCTAAAGCTTTAGCGTTCACGTCAGTGTCCACGGTAAGAATCAACGTGTCGCTAACGCCAGAGGCGTTTTGCCCCAGCGCTAAGCGAATGGCTTCTGCTACTGCATAGTTATTAGCACTGCCCTGACTGACAAAGCCAGAATCAATTACAGTGCCTCCCGTGGCAGTGCCGCTTGTCGTCACTTCTACATTGCCCCTACCATTGCTGGCTGCGCTCCAAGTAACGCCAGAAAGAGTAGGATTCAATCGTAGTCGCCACAACACCACATCACTAGAAGCAGTGGTTGTAGAAATCCTCACGGGAAGAATGACATTATCAGTGCGGCCACTAGCCATGCGAATACCGGCAGTGATGCGTTCTCCGGAGGTATTGGGCACTGTTGAAAGATCATGACTAACTGAATAAATGGCACCATCTGGCTCATAGCCGCCTTCACTTAGCAAACTGCAACACACATGCTTCATTGTCGCGGAAGATGCTTGAGCAGTAGCATTATGAATGCGATAGGACAATGGCAAAATAGCCGTTGTCATATAAACGCTATCTAATGCATTGAAGTGTTCAAACTCATGGCAATAAACTATTTCTCCGTCAATGACAAAGCCACACCTAACACGCCCCACTCCCAGCCATTCCAAATCAGCAGTAAAAATTTGCGCCTTGGCAAAATCCAGTGAAGAAAGTGTATCAATATTCCAATCACTTTGATTCACCACATCTTCATTGATGGAGCCAGAAGCATAACTTCTAATGACAAACTGCACAGTAGTGCCACTAGCGCGTAGCATCACGCCATTCTGATCATTGAAAATCCCCACTTCTTGAATGAGGCCAGAAGCAAGCGGAGCGCCAACAAAACTTTGCAAAAGCATCATGCTTTTGCCGGCTTGATACGGAAAATTCTGTTTAGTGCGGCGAAGAACAGTGTCTCCCGATGCAGTGGTGGTGCTCATTGCAACACTGCTTTGATGCGTCAAGAATGTGGAAGTGCCGCTACCAATAATGCTGTCGAACCATTGATCAGGACGCTTGTCATAGCGCATTGTGCTATCAAACAGCGTGTAAGGAGCACTGGTCCGCTGTCTTCCAAAAGCATCTACGCTTCCACTGTCTGGTCCTTTTTGTAAAATTTTGCCACGATAATCTGCTTCAATATGAGTTTCAAACTGTTCTCCGCCTGCAATAATTTGTCCCATGATAATTGCGCTTTCCTTTTATTGTACTACCAAAAGAAAAGGGCCTTTCGGCCCTTGATTTATTTGCCCTGCCCCTTACGAAGCTTGCGCCCATGGCTAGCCTTGCTATTTTTACCATTTCCCTGCCGAGATTTTTTGGGCTTGCCGGGAGAGAACAGCTTTTGTCCGCTAATGCCAATCTTGCTCTTAGCTGCCATAGTGAAACGATGGAAAGCAAGATATTAGCTACCCTCTCCGGGCTTCAGTGTTTGCGCAAAGCCAATGCCTGCTGTTTATTGCTGGCAGTAAACCAATAAGTTTTGAGTGAACCAGCCCATGTGGTACCCATTTTGCATGTCTTTGATTAGGGCCTGTTCCACCTCTGGCATGTGACACAAACCAGGTGTGCGGCTAAAAAGTTCCTTCCAATACTCTTTTAGTTGGCAGTTAATGTGGCCAACACCGCCTTGCCCAGGGGCGGCTGCCGTCCAAATTAAAAATCCCCCTGGTCGAAGACATCTGAGAATTGCTTGGGGAATCTCTTCATTATTGGAGCTGTCCATATGTTCTGCTACTTCCATGCAGAGGACAACATCTGCTTTTCTTTTCGGCTCGACGCTTAATAGATCTTCGCAAAACAAATTAGGAGTCCCTTCAACCCTAGGATCAATGTCGTAACCAATAGCTTCAATCCCTAGCTCATTGAAACACTCAACATAAGTGCCTGGACCACAGCCAAGATCGATAAGAAGGTTGGGCTTAGTCCAATGATTATCAATCCAACGAGCAAGTCGTTTAGCAAAGGGCCTTTCTTCTGTATCTAGATGTATATAGTCAATAGAGCCCGTTTCCCGCAATTTGTACCAACCCTTATCCCACAATGCGTTGATATCTTGGAAAATCTTGTCGTATTTTTTTCCGCAGGCTTCCAAGCTATAACGATCCCTAGTGATACGAGCAATTTGTTTTCGGTCAAGATCACCCGCTTTTTCAATCGCGTCAATCCAATCTTGGAGCGTGTGACACCTAAATCCAGTGACGCCATCCACAATTGTCTCTGTGAATGCACCATAATCAACGGCAATTAATGGCGTGCCACACAACATTGCCTCTACGCCACTGCCCCCAAATGGTTCAGTGAAGTTTGTTGGCATCAATGCGGCTCGTGCATTACGCAAAAAGTTGGA